CCGAAAGCGTGAATATAATCTTTTCCGGTTAGCTCCAAAAGCACATGAGCAACGAACTGGCAGCAATCTGAATCGCCGTACTCAAACTGTCGCCTCCTCCATGAATTCAATGCTTGGAGAACCATTAAAATGGACGTCCTTCCGAATCCCTGCGGCCACCACTTCCAGCCATTCCAGCCGTTCCACCGTTATCAGAATCGCCGCGCCATTTGATTTTCAGCCCTTCAATTTTTGGCATGAACTCGAAGAAAGTATCTGAAGGATAAAGACGTTGTTGTGTCTGGTTCGTATACCTTAAATTGGCAGACCTATCAAACGCCGCCAATTCTGACTCGCAGGTAACAACGATCTGATCACCAGAGCCGCCTTCTTGACCAGCCGTGATGCTCATAACATCCATAAAGCCCGCCCACATCGGAAGCGGTTCATCTAGCAACTCATCGTCTGCCGATAAAACGCCGACATAAACCGTGACGGGGCGCATGAAATAATCTTCGTTCAGCGCCTGACCGGACAACGTTGCATCAAGCGCCGACAGCGTGAGCGTTATCGAATAAGGGCTAACGTCTGAGCCTTCCTCTAGCTGAGATACTGAGCCAAGACTTCCTACGCCAAGCCAATCCTCATCGCCCCATGTGTAAGATCCGATTCCGTTATGAACGTATACAGTCTGGGCGGCAAACTCCAGCTTCACAAACGTTAAAACAGTAACGTATGGTAGATCAAACGCGGCCAAACTAGCAGGTAAAAATGGTCTGCTCATGCCAAAACATCCTCGACAGCATCAATGCTGAACGATGAAAGTCCTGCAAGTTCATTGCTCCAGCCAGATTTCGATGCCAGCATGAATACACCGTTAACGGTTCCCGTATAATCAATCGACTGATTGTTGATAGTCGGTTTTCTGATCGGCGGTGCTATTTTTAGAGTAATAGCGCCTGCCCCGTCTGAGCTGGCGTTATCCGTGACCATGTGAAGTTCATTATTGAAAGATATATAATCACCGGCTTTGAAATAATTTGTGATTGAAAAGCCTGTAGTGACGCAAACAAGGCTTGCACCACTTTGGTTGGCTCCATTGACGCTTAACGTGCCTGCACCAAATCCCCTGCGAGTGTAGGAATGATCGTATAACGCAAAACGATGCTCCTGACCGTTGAGTTTTGCAAGAAAAGCCTGCATCTCCGATCTGTCATTGCCGCTTAGATTGTTAAACGACATGCCAACTTTCCAGAGCGATCCCTGCCGATTGGCTGTTTGTACTGCGTTGGTTATAGGCGAGCGAAATGTCTTCGTGTTCGTTACCAACTCAAAGCTGCTAGAATTTGGCGTGATTTGAGGAAACGAAAAAATAGTCATATGAATCTTCTCCTCTGCATCAATGACTGTATCTGAGCAATTGTTGCAGAGCTTGTCTGCTCCATTGCCGTCCTGATTTTCTCTTCTACTTCTGGACCTGCGCCAGAAGCGTCGATGTTGTTCACAATAGTCACGCCACCGCCCTGGCCCTTCGTGTGGTCAATTACCGATTCATTGGGATGTAACATGGCTAAAACGCCGCCCTTGTTATCCAAGCCAGCAGAACGGCTTCTGCCGCCCACATGACCACCGCCTTCAAACGAGGCGAGAGTCTGCGCTCCAATCATTGCTGCTGTAGCATAGCCCATGCCTATTGCTGCCTGGGCCATTGGTTCTGCAAGTGCCAAACCGCCAGGTATCATTGCCATTGAAGTCCTGACTAGCGCGGCTGACTCATAGCCTTTGATGATGGCCATGCCAGCAGCCATTGCTTGCTGTGCTACATAGAACGCTTTACCAATGGCAGATCCTTCCTCGAAAAAGGCTGCCATCCCAGAGATCTGTCCCTGGAACGATGAAAGAACAGTTGATGTTGCTGCTAACTGTGCAGCGACGATATCTTGCTCGAGCTGTATTTTCTGCTTCGTGTATATTTCGTCAGCGGCTAATCGCTGTGCATTTGCTTCATCTTTAACAGCATTAGTTAAGGCTTCGTATTCTATAATCTTAGCAATCTTTTCTTCGTATTCTCTTTGTATTTTGTCTGCCGGAGACTCAAGCTCTTGCATACTACTTTTCTGCAAGTCAGCAAATGATTTGGCTGCGTCTTCTCGTTTGGTCTTTAAAAGCTCTTCGGCGGCAAGCTCTTCTCCCAAGCTGGCTATTCGCTGAAGAGTAATATCATCAGCACCAAGCTTTGCCGCATTGTAGACGCGGATAGCGTTTGTTGACATGTTCGTAAGCGCAACTTCTTCAGCAAGAGATGAAACCATCTCATCAAGAGACTTCTTGTTCTCTATTGCTGTCTCGGCAGCTTTCTTGTCAGCTTTGTCTTTATCAATTAGACCTTGCTTATGCTCCGCTAGTGCGCGTATAGCCTCCTGCTCTTCAAAAGTGGCACCCTTAAGCGCAGCGTTACGAACAGCTATTTCTGCTGCTGATTTGCCAAACATGGCAATCTCTTCCGCAAGAGACTTATTCATATCATCAACAGCTTTTTTATTATCTTTTATAGCTTGAGCTGCTTCCTCGTCAGATTTCTTCTTCTTTTCCAAGGCGTTTTTCATCATAGTAAGAGAAACTATTTGTCGCCAGTTATCTCCCGTAGCACCCGCCTGAGTTGCGGCATATTCTGCCATTTGCATCTCTGTAAAACCGTATTGAGTCTCTACTAGCTTCAGCTCTTTAATCAGCTTTTCGCTCGCATCTGTAACGCCGTCCGTCTTCTTCTTTAGCTCATCTTGAAACTTTAAGTTACTAGCTATATCTTCATTTTGATCCCTTATAAGATCGTTTAAAGCCTTTATTCTTTTTGCCTTTTCTCCCTTGTCGCCCTGATATGACTCCCAAGCAACAAGCGATATTTTCGCTTCATCTATGGTTTTTTTTGCAGAATCAATATTAGTCTGAAAGTTTTGAATCTCTACGCCTGCATCTCTAAGCGCCCTTCTTCTTAAAACTCCATCTAGTTTGTCAAAAGTCTCAATAAGATCTTTTTGCGAGTCTTCGACCTTTTTCATGGCTTTGCTTGCCCCAAACAGGTTGGGAATCAAGACAGTACTAAGCGCAGCTACAACAGCCAAAACTGCACCAATCATTGCGCCGCCAGGGCCGAACAAGGACGCTACCTGGGAGCCTTGTTGACCAAGTATTATCATGCTATTGGTGCCCATTTGGGCTTGGACTGCCATATCCTGAATTTGATAGCCAACCTGACCAAAACCACCGCGCATAAATCTAAGATGCTTGGTAACACCTTGCATTTCTTTTTGCTGCTTTATTGAGTCGTTTCTTTGAGCTTGAGCGGTTATGACTGCTTTTTTTTGTTCTTCGGTAGCACCAGCTTGAGTCAGTCGATAGAGATCTATCTCATCTCTAGTCTTCCCATAGACGGCAGCCTCATCACGCAAGGCGGCAACAAGATTTTCTGTTGCTTGCTGGGCCTTTTGATTTTCTTGTTGCTTTTTCTTTTGGGATTTTGCCGCCATATCGATGGCGCTGATGTTTTGTTGAGTTGCTTGCGAACGAGCTTGAGCTTCCATTTTCTGTGCGGAAATGGTTGCCTCTAATGCTTGCGCTTCGGCAGCTTGTTTTTCTTTATGGGCTTGTACTTGGCGTTGTAGCTGATATATCTGCATGATCTGGAACGGTCCAGCGCCAGCCAGCTTTGCCTCCCAGCGAACGAGAGCGTCGGCAGACAACTGTGTTGCCATCTTCTGCTTTACCAACGATTGCGTCATTGATTCCAATTTCTTGGAAATGCGCGTTATTGGTATGCTGGCGCCGTCCTTGACGCCTACACTAAATATTGAAAGTTCAGCCATTCTTTTTCGCTCGCTCGCCTTTTAATCGCAAAAACGTAAACCAATGATCATATTCATTGACAGTCATGGCAAGAATAGATGACAAAGGTTGCCCAAGGTGATCCGCAAGAGTGTACATAAAATACAGCTCGGTGGGATCACCTTGAGCGCCTATGAGTTTTTTTCGCGATCTTCCTCGCTTTTGGCGTCGAGTTTCAGCACGAAATTGGCAATTTTGGAAATAACATCTGGGTCAACATTACGTCTAAGTTTTGCCTTATCCCCTAAGTCGAATATAGGCTCGCCTTTTTCGTCTGTTACACCATAGATCAACGAATAGATCATATAATCTGTCGTATCACCATCTGATCGTGATAACCACTTAGCCTTGTCATCCATTGACAGGCTTTTTGAATATATAGTGGTTTGCCATTCTGGAACTTCTAACGAACGAACTTCCTGGCTGCTAAAATGCGAAACTGCTACATCGATTAGTTTGCTCATTAAGCTACAGTATCCTCAGTTAATACACCATTACCAGTGCCTGAGAATGATACTTCAATCATGCCGTCGAAGCTCGCGCTCTTGCTAACAGACGCAACGATTACTGAACCAGTGTAATAAACCTGGCTAGACGTGTTGCCTGATGGATAAAGGTTAATAACAACTTCTGCGCCTTCGACCAAAGCGGTCTGACCCGCATCAGCAGAATCCCAATAACAGTTAACTGATGTTGTCCATGACTTCAGCGTAGGCTTGTTTGTTACCCACGAATCACCCATGACAGTATCAGCAACCATCTCTGATGTTGTCTCAATACTCCAATCACGAACTTCTGCGATTGCTGATGCGCCGATGTAAACCGCGCCGTCTTTTCCTGTTAAAGTAGCCATTGTAACTCCCGCGCTCGGCGCATATTTAGTTTAACTGTCGAACCAACATAGACAAATCACACAGCCGTCGCAGAGGAACTCTCTAAGACTGAATATGTAACCTGAATATCCATTTTGCCGACGCAAATCGGCTGATCTCCATCACCATTATATTCGCTATTGAAGCTGATCACCTGAGTATCTTTCGCAAGACCACCAAGCGTAACATCTGAATAAATGGCGCTTTCTATTTCCAGACACACTTCATCAAGAGTGTCATCATAATTAATTATGCCTTTGACGTAGATCTCTACGCTGACAGAAAGAACTCTTTTCTCTGTCCTTGGCAATCTCATTGTCAGGTAGTCAACCTGCTCGCTGTTCGTGTATAAAACTATGCCTGGAAGCTTGCCTTCAGCCAGTGGATATACCCGACTTCGGTATATCTTTGTACCAGTAGTCGCTAGTCCGGTCAGCCTTGTAATCAAGGCATCTCGTATCTGCTTTCGTATATGAGGCATTATTGCTTCTCTAAGGCCAGCTCAGTCATACCAGTACCATCAGGCATGACAACTCTGATCACATATGTAATTGCGCCGACAACCATCTGGTCGCCTTCCTGTGCATCAGGTATGCTTTCCGTCTTGCAAAAGAACCTTGGCACCTGTAACGCAAATGAAACGCTGCCACCAGCATCGTATGCTTGGTAGTCGTTATCGAATATCCCTTTAACAGTCACCGTACCACCAGCCAATGGCGTATATGAAGCATTAACGCCAAAGTCTGCCAGCATGATTGATCGGAATTCCGATGTCTCTACAGTCATTTCTTCTTGTTCTTCCTAACTACCGGAGCTTCATCTGATGTCTCTAGGCCAACACTTCTATTCTCTAGAACAACAGGCTCTTCGACCACCTTGGCGACAGCTTCTTTCTTTTCAAAAACAGCTATTCTACCAATGCCAATCAAGATATTTGCTTGAGCTTGATCAAGGTCTACAACATCGCCAACCTTGCATGGCTTGCCTTGAATGACACAGCCTTTTATCACTTCGTATTTCATAACTTCTCCTAAAGATAGGGAGGCCGAAGCCTCCCGCACTTATTTAGACGCCGTCGTTACCGTAGGCAAAGCTAACAGCGTGACGTACTGCTACGTCTACTGATTGCAGTGCAACGATTCGGATAGTGCCGCTGGTGCTGTTCGTGTAAGGATCTACAACGATATCAAGACCACCAAACATACCAATCAACAGGTCTGCGAAGTTTCCGAAGTACAGGTTGCCAGAAGTTGCCTGGTTGGAAACGATACCGCGATAGCCGTTGATGGTGCCGCCTGGCTCAACAACGAACTGACCAGTGTTGCTGGCCTTCTCAGTTCCCTTCAAAGCGCCATACATGGATGCTGGCATGATATACGCCAAAGAACCCATCAGAGCGTTATCTTCGCCAAGAGCCGTTTCAAGAGTAATTACTTCTTGGAAGGTCGGATTTGCAGCAGCAAAGTTGGCGACATTGTTAACGCCTGAAGTTGACAAGATGCCAGTTGGCTGACCACTTGCGCCAGTACCTTCAAGACCAGCCTTATCGATTGCAACAGCCAAGGCTTGAGCCAGGTCATCACGAATCAAAGATTCAACGTCTAAAGAACTCTGAATTAAAAGTTGTCGAGTTACGTCTGTAAATGCGCCTAAAGTTTTCGGCGAAAGTGAGACAGAACCTACAGACATTTCTGATTCAGAAGCTGCGCCGCCTTCCGTAGAAATCCAAGCCGCTGTTGATGCAGTGCTTTTCTTCGGAATCTTAACATCGCCAGACAAACCACTGAGCATACGCGCACCAGCTTGCATAACAGATGAAGCATTTCGCAGAACGTCAATGAAGTCGCCGCCCCGGAAATCGTCGGTGAACAACGCACTGTCATCAGCAGAGTTCATGTCACGCTTCCAGTTCCGCAGAACTTCGGCAGGCAACAAGATACCTTGGGCAGTACGACCATAAGCGTCAGCAGCAGCGCGTGAACATTCAAACTCGAATGCAGCAGCTTCTTGAGCGCGTCGGTCAGTAGGGTTGGCTAAAGCATTTACAGCTTTAAGAATAGAGAATCGCTTGATCTCTTTCTTGGTCATGCCCATGTCTTGGCTTTCAAGAGCTTGGCGTGAACCAATGTTTTCGAGCAATTCGCCACGGAATTCTTCGATGCTTCGGCCTTCAGAGATAGCTTTTCGAGCCAAGTCTGCTTTGTTGTGTCGTGCGCCAAGCTCGACAATTTGAGCGGCGTTACGTTGTGCGGCTTGTTTGGCTTGTGCCTCAACCGCTGCGATGTCTACTTCTGACATTTTTGGTTCTCCGTTAGAGATTACAGTTATGGTTTGGGTTGAAGTTTCGCCTGATCTGCCTACGCCGACTGTCACATCAGCAGGAATGCTTACAAGACTCGCTTCTACGGGACGCCATTTTTTAGCCAAATATGTATTTGGTGTTTTTGGGTCACGCTCTAGCTTCCCGATAGAGTATCCAACGCTTATATTGGCGCGAATTCCATCGAGTACATCTGTGAATGCTTCTACAGCTAATGCGCCCTTTCCAAAGCGAACCTTTGCCCGAAGTCTACGGGTATTGCTGTCAAGCTCCACGGATTCTATTACACCAATCTGTTTTTCAGGATCGTGATCCAGTAACAGTGGCGCCCTGCCAGAAGCCAAGAACGACAAGTCCATTGCTTCGGCTGAGTGTTCTAGCACTTCCATCCCAAAGGACCGTTCAACAGGCTCTTCGGATGAAATTGCAATTTGTACAGTTCGTTTTTCTTCGTTGATCGGAGACATGTCGGCAGACATTGATCGATGCAAAACTTCGACTTGTTTTCGCTCCTCGACAACCGCCTCAACAACTTCTTCTTCAACTGCCTCGATAACTTCTTCGACAATTTCGTCAACGACTTCTGGTGTTTCTGTTACTTCGTCCATAGCCCTTCCTTCTGTGGCTGGCTCAAACTTAATTGGTGTGTAATCATTATCTTTAAGCCATTTCTTTGCTTCATCAACTGTATATTTGTTTTTATCGAACCTAAGACCCTGAAGGCTTATTTCACCTTCTTTAAGTCCCCAAATTGCATCGATTCCTGGCCCAAACTTATCGTTTGTTCTCTTGAATTCATCATACAGCTTTGGATCAGTTATCCTTGCTGCATGTTCGTTTGGATAAGGTCGAGATTCCGGTATATCAATCTCTGTAAACGATTCCATGAATAATGCCTATTATCATTATAATACAAAAACTAATACCTACCGCTAATGTTGCGACAGCGTACCAAAACGATTTAAGAATGCTGATTAAAGCGTTCTTAATCATCCGAATCATCTCCTGCTACATCAGGAATAATTGCAGCCATTTGTGCTGCGAAAGGCTCAAGAGCATACTTAATACCAAATTGTTCAGCCAACGCTTTATCTCTTTGTATTTGCGCGAACAGCTCTTCAACATCTTTTCCATATTGAGATGCAACATCTTGAATTGATAGAATACCATTTTTCATTCCCATTACGGCTGCGTTCATTTCTTTCTGCGGGTCCACCCAAGACCAGGCCTTGCC